AGTCTCGTGGCGGATGGTCGAACGCCGAGTCTTTATGAAGTCCGGCCGACCTTCTGGACCCAAGAGAGCGCCACCCTGACCCTCCCCCTGATTCTGAATCGGCGGCCGATACCACGCCTTGGTATCCTTGGCCTGGTGCGTAATATCACCGATAGTCGTCCCACCGTTCTTGACGACGGGATTGGACGGACCATTGCGGCCCTCGAGCGTCGTGAGGCGCTCCTCGTTGATATTGTTGGGCAGGGCCCGGAAGAAGTCGTGGAAGCCGCCTGAAGCCGGCACGCTCGCATCGACGCCGAGACCTGGGCCGACATTCTTGCGTTCGATGGGCTGGAGATTGTTCATCTTGTTCGTGATGTTCTGGCGGTTATACAGGTCATAGACGGGCTGACCAAATGGAAAGCGGCCCGCATCCGGAGAGCGGTCCTGAAGAGACGGAATCTCATTCTTGGGGCCGAGGCGATTGTCACCGATGCGCCGTCCCAGATCTGGGGTCATAATTTTGAGATCAAAATAGTCCTTCGAGTGATCACGGGCATTGGCCATGAGATCGGTGTCACGACGGGTTATGGGTTTCGTGGTTGTCGAAGAGGCCTGGGCGGCCGCCTCGGCTTCCGCCGTGGACTGGTCACTCAGACGTTTTCCAGCAAACACAAGACCGACTACAGCTGCAAGGGCCAGTGGGTCCATATTACTATTTACTTACTAAAATATCTCTGAACAAAGCGAGTGTTCTGGTCATCGACGTACGTGCTGGTGGGATTCCAGCCCATCACGCGCTGTGGGATGGTCACGTAGCTGTTGGGAAAATCATACGGCTTCTCCGTCCAATTGGACTTCCATGCCGTCGTGGTCCGCTCGCGAATCATGCTCTCAACGTCGGTCTTGTCAGCCAGGACCACCGTCGCTGGACCCATCATAACACCCTCCTGAAGGACCAGTGGGCTCGTGTTCAGCCGAGGCATTATTACTTTAGCATTCGAAAAAAAACTATAGATTTATTGTAACAATGCCTTCCGCACCAGCTGGTGGTGCTCGCTCTCCACCGCGGCGCCGGCCGGCGTCCGCGTCACCTGCACGTGCCCGCCGGAGCCCCGGGCGCCGTTCCGCCCCGGCCCGTCTTGGGGCTTCTGCGAATCCAATGTACCGTCGGGCACGCTCTGCTTCTCCGGGCGTTCGGCGCTGGAGCCCGGGAGGGCGCACTCCCCGGCCGCGTCGTGGCTCGCGTTCCGCGGGCCCGGGTCGCCTCGCAAAGGGGCTCACTGGTCTTTTGGCTCTTCAAGCCGCCCTCATGGGTCGCAAGGTCAACGCGCCATACGTGGGTGCGCAGGGCAAGGCCCTGGCCATCTACCCCCTGGGCGCGTCCGCGGCGCCAAATAACCTGGGCCTGACCCATACTCTCGGATATAAACACGCCACCGCCATGGTCCCGGCGATCGAGCGCGTTCGCCTCCGGCGCCCTCTGACGTGCGGTCGCAAGGCGTGCCTGGGTGGCCAGCCCAACCGCAGTCTGTACGAGCCAAAGACAGTTCGGAGTAATATTTACGGAACCAAAGTGCCTCGCAAATTTGGAGAGCGCCCTCGGATAAACCTGCCCGTACCCGTCATTTCGGCGAGTGACGTGCTGAAATTCGAGGCTCAGGGGTACCAGTTCCCCAAGTCGGTGCTCAAGCAGGCTCATATGGGTCTGCCTATTACATCGAATTTCACTCCATCAAAGAGAACCCTTCAGGCCCTGGCGAACAGAGATCCTCGCCTGCTTCCTGCGCTTCTCAAGGCGACGGTTCCTATCCCGAGCCGTTTCAATCGCACCAAGCAACTCGCTCTCCCACCGGCCGTCGAGCGTAAACTGGCGGCTCTGGAGGCTCGTACACGTACTGTGGCGGTTTCCGGAACCGCAAAGGCTTTGGCCGCCCCATGGAAGGTGGCGGCCAAAGCCCGGAATTTGACGGGGCGCGCTGCGGCCTCTGTGGGCCGCGGCGCATCTGCTGCGGCTCGCCGTGCGCGTTACGCAGCGAGCCTTCCGGGACGGGGTCGTCGTGCGCTGATGCGTACTCTGACGGCTCAGGAGCGTCGGCTGCCGAATTAACGGCCGTTGCCTGCACGCATCTGAGTGCGCTCTGGGAGCGTAGAATAGAAGCGATCCGGGTCGCAAGCATCGCCACCCTGGTCTTTGCAGATGGGCGAGAAGGGCTTGCCATAGGCGCCCTGAGCGAAAGCCGCCTGATCATTAGGAATGGTCGTTGAAGCGACCGTATAAAAATTACGTTCGGCGTCACGCTTGCGCTCGAACGGGTGGATATTGCTCCACTGTACGGCAACTTCCTGCCGCACACTGGGATACCACGCTGCACTGGGGCGGTCGGGATAATCGATGTAATCCGTTGGGAGCACGTTGCCCATGGGATTGTTGAACGAAGGCATGTAGACGGCCTCGCGGAACGGGCCTGGAGCACGACCGTCACCCTGGGCCGGGCGAAGCTTACCGTCCTTTATCATATTCGCGGTGTACAGGTAATAAAGAATAGCGAGGACCAGAACGCCCAGTGCGAATACACGGGGGTCGCGATTAATAATGTAAATAAGGACTGATGCGTAAATGACGAATCTGGAAGTTGCCGCTACGCGCTCACGGGCCGACTGCTTCGCGGTCGGCCAAAACTCGAGGAGCTTGTCGTTGCGAAAAATCTCTCTCGGGTCCATTCTGTAATAGTCTGAGAAATTACTTCTTTCGACCCTTGGACTTGGACTTGGGGCGAGGAGCTGCGCGCTGCTGCTGGAGACCGCCCATCAGCGATGCGAGACCGCCACCACCCATCATCTGAGAGAGCATGTTGTTCATACCGGCCATCATCGCCTTTTCGTCCATGGCGCCGTTGCCATTCGTCTTCATGTTCTTGGCGCAATTCTCGGCGGCCGCCTCGATCATACTGAGGGTCTCGGGAGGGAACATGCTGATGGTGTTGCCCAGAATGTACATCGTCTGAATGTACTGCCAGATGGCATCCTTCGTCGCTGGCGTAGCCGCATCGCTTGGCCAGATCGTGTGCAGGTTCAGACCCTTGACGAACTCATTCTGCTCGGTGAAAAAGTCGGGGGATTTGGCCATCAGTTGAGATGCGTAAGGGCCAATTTGCTTCATAAAATCATCAAAGGTCGAACGGTCCCGGGGCTTGGCCTGGGCCGTCTTGAATGCCTCTTCCTCGGGGAACGTTGCTACGAGTTCGTCGAGGAACTGGCCCATCATCTCATTGAAGGCCTTAACAGTAGTCATGGTCTGGTAGTATCTTTTATGTGCAGTCTCCTTAACTGTCTTTAGAACGGCTCTCTGGTCATTGTCTCGTGCGACTCTGAAGAGCGCGAAACGATAAAGTAGACCAAAAGGGCCACGAGGAACGCCGGCTTCATCATCTCGGAGTTCTTGATGGGGCCCTCGTTATTCATCTTGGCCCGGCCGTACACGTAGGCCATGGTGACGGCGCCTGCAATGACTGCGGCTCCTGATGGTTCACGGAGGTACTGATCCATTCTAGTAAGTGCTGAGCAATTTTTTAGCCCAATTTCTCAATGCGCTGCGGGCCAATAGGCACGCCCTTCGTCTCTGCCGCGTCATCAAACAGATTCTGCTCCATCTTGTTCACCTCTTCGGGGGCCGGTGTGCCTCCTGGGATGTTCGGCGGCGTCCCGCTGTTGTTCACGGTCACCGTGTTGTCCACGCCCCCTGGGGTCTTGCCAAACTCCATGTTCGAGCCCTCCATATTCACGGGGTCTGTGTTGTCGACTGGATCCTCGTTCATCACATCGGGGACCTCCTCCTCTCCCTCTGGATCCTCGTCCTCGTGATCCAGATTCAGGTCCTCGCCAGCTGCGGGCAAGGGAAGGTACGTCTGCAGAATCTCAGCCGTCGGAACCAGGTCGTCGATGACCTCCCCAATTTTCTTTGCAAATCGGGTCCGGAGATCTTCGTTACGCACCTCCTCCGAGTTGTTCTCGGTGATGATGTGGGGCCGCTCATAAAGGTCCTTGGCACAAGCCTCATAACACCGCTGGACGAACACGTCATTGGCTGGCAACTTGATGCAAATCTTCTTGGACTTTTTGTCGGTCCGGATCGAGCTCAGAATCTTGACGTGGATGACGAACACCGCAGCCATGAGGTTGGGGAATAGGGGCTGGTTCTTGATG